GTCTTAAATCTATTATTAACAGACAATCCTAAGAAGTAATTACAATAGCATCATCAGCGCCATCAGTAAAGATAGCTTTTAATCCAGCCTCATCAGCGCAGTCAATGAAGTATGCAGGGCTTTTTTCCATTCCCGTGAATGTCAAGTTATACCCATTGAAATCTCCCATTGCAGTTCCTGAAGACACAGTTCCAGCAGTAACGTCGCATCCTTGGTCGTAACCAGCTAAAAAGAATTGATGGTCTCTTGTTTCAACAACGATTCTCGGACGTCCGTACGCTAACAATTTAACGTTTTTATGCGTTACAGCATCTTGTTTCTTTAATTGAATAGTTAATACTTGCTCAAAAAAAGTAGTCCCGTTGTCTCTTGAAGTTTGGATAGTTTGCTCAAAACCATTTGCACCTTTTAATTCGTATTTGTAAAGGTTGATTTGTGTTGCAGTGTACCAAGTAGTAATTTGGTCATCACCATCAAAAACAATGCTTGAAGATAATGTATTCAAATCACCGTAGTTAATAAAGTAAATATTTAGAAGTCCTGAAATTGCATCCTTGCACGCTTCTAATCTTCCGTTTGCTATATCGCAGCTCATGTCTTATTTTTTTAATGTTAAACAAAAAAGGGTGGCGTATATTTCACCACCCTCGCTTATAGTTTAGTTTGATTAGTTAGCTGAATTTACAATTCCGTAAGTAACAACGTCAGATGCAAAACCGTATTTAGCATCAGCCGTAAACCTGAGAATTACTCGGACATTCTGAGATCCGTCAACGTCTCCCATGTCGATAACTTTAACTTCGTTCATGTCATTCATCAAACCAGTAGCAAAATACAAGTTAGATGTTTGAGAAAGCAAAGCAGTGTTTGAAGCAAGTCCGTTAGCTAAGAAAATCTTAACTCCATCAAAGTAAAGGTTATCCAATACTTGGTTTGTTCCTTTGTTTTCGTAACCGTTAGCACCTACACCTGAAGCAGCAAAACCACCCAATGCACGAACGTAAGCTCTATAAATGTTATTTGAAACATAAAGAACTAAATCCTCTTTTCCGTACAAAGCGGCAGGAAGAGCATCAACGATAGAACCTAACTCAGCGATAACGTTAGAAGCTGTTACAGATGTTCCAGCAACTTCTTGAGCAGCAGGTAAAGCAGCATCAGTAGTTAACTGTGTCATGATTCCAGCAAATTGTCCAGCCGTTGCGTTAACACCTCTCCAAATTGAAGTCTCCATTCCAGCAGCAACTTTCTCAGCAGCGTGTGCAATTAAGAAATCAGCAAATGATTTAGGCAATACATCGAATGCAGAATATCCCATTTGAATGGCATCAAAGTCCGCCCGAAAATCGCTTTTACAAAGTTGTAAATTTACTTGGAAGCTCTCAGGCTGCAAAATTCTTTCTGTTAAAGTTACAGTTGACGTAGGGTCAAAGTCACAAGTAGCATTTTTAATGATGTCATCAGTTGCTACTCTTTTGATAACTTGCTTATACTTTACGTTAGGCATAATAGTAATTCCGCCTTTTTCTAAGGTTGGAGCAGACAATAAAGCTGCAGCAATATACTTACCTGCGAACTCGCCAGCGTAAGTAGTTGTAATTGATTGTGTTGTACTCATTTTATGAATTTTTTAAATTATTTATACTACTGTTAATGTAATTGCTCCAGCAGCAGTTCCCAATCCGAAAACATACCAGTTAGAACCGTCACCGTGTAATTCTACGAAGTCACCGATTGTGTCAGCAGAAGCTGAAAATGTAATCGTGTTTTCGTCTGCTCCAGGTACGTTAACGCTGTTTACGATAACACCACCTTGAATTTTGTTTGAAGCCGCTTTAATAGTCCAAGCAGTCGTTGCGAATAACGCACCTACGACAAACTTATAAGATTGACCAGCTCCATCAGCAACAGCAGGAAGTGAAATTTGCGCACCTGCAGCAGCGTTAAGAATAAAGACTTTACCGCTATCCTCAGCAGTTAAGACTGTTGCACCTGTCAATGTTTCAACTACGCCTACTTGACGTAAAGAATCATTCGAAATGCTTGTGAATGTTGTACTCATTTTTTTTGTTTTTTTAAATTATTACTTATTTATTTTGTTCATTACTGAATCCATAATTGTGCGAGGTCTTTTTGAAGCTATTTTAACAACCTCAACTTTGTTCTCATTTTCAGGATTGAAAGAAATTGGCTTAACTTCCTCTTCGATAGCTAACTCAACTTCCGTTTCTTTAACCTCTTTTAATTTGCTTAGTTCAGCTTTTAAAGTTTCGTTTTCCTCTTTTAGTTTTTCGATTTCAGAAAAGAAAGTTTCTTTAACTACGCTTTCGATAGTTTTTTTAGGAGCTGTTTTTTCAGTTTCCATTTCTTCCTTTTTACCGCTTTCAACTTCAACCTCAACTTCAGGCTCTTCAACTTCCATTTCTTTTTCTTTAACTTCAGAAATAACACCCTCTTCAATTACGATTAAAAGACGACCGTCTTCAAGTTCATACTCTCCAATTGGCACGGGTATTTTTTGTTCGTCTTCCGTTACGATAAACACTTCACTTCCTGCTTCGAATGATTCAGCTTCAAGAATAGAAACTCCATCCATTAATTTCATTTGCTCAAGTTTTACTTCCATTCCGAGCAATGTTTTGATTTGGTTTATTAGGCTATTTTTCATTTTTATTTATTTAATGTTTTTAATTAAATCAGCTTGTAGATAAGCATCTATTGTTTTGTAAATAACATTTTTAGTTGGGTCTAATCCTAATTCAACTGCATTAGCTTTAAATTTATCCATTAAACCACGTGATTTTAAAGTTTCACTTTTTAAAGTTTTTTTAGCCTCTTCAAAACTTCTTTCAATATTAGAAGCGTTTAATAAAGCTGTTTTTAAATCATTTTCTGCTTTTCTTAAATCTTCACCTAAAGCCAATTCAATTTCATGCGAAGCCAACTTAGTTTCCTCTTTAAAGAGTTTACTGAAAACTGTTTTTAGTGTATTCATAACTTATTAACTTTTAAATTTATACTTGTTCCTTTTTTATCCGTTTTGACGTACTATCGTGCGTACTCCGTCTATTTCTGTAATCGTTACATTTTGTGGCGTTACACTCGCTGTTTTTCCTATGCCTTGAGCTTGTAAACTTCCGTCGCAACATTCCTTAGAGTATTTTCCGTCTTTACATAAACAACCCCTTTTGCCACCGCGAGGACTTACTTTACTTAGTGTTTTTTCTGCCATGTTATTTATTTCTGATTTGTTCTAACTTTCTTTGCGCCCACTCAACTCCAGCATCGCCACCCCATGCAAGCCACATTAAACGACCGCAACCATCACCTAACTCCTTTTGTGAACTTTGTCTATGTCGCTCAAAACTTGCCATTCGTGCAATAGTAACTTCGCTAATATTTTCTCCGTTTGCTAATTGGTTTGCTCTTGCTTTTCCTACGGGCGTTCCACAATCACCCCAACCATTTTCCTCTGCATAACGTAAAGCTATCTTTGCGTTTTCACTGGCCTCTTTTGGGTAGTCGTTGTAAGTTTCAAGTTGTACGGGTAGTTCGTCTTTATGGTATAAATATTCTGAATCTTCCGTATGTACCGCACCCGTCATTAAGCGACCTGAAGCATCTTTATGTGTTGGTCCCGTATATAACTTTCCATCTTTTGTGTAATGCGCTACGCCTTCCTCTAATTCTTCTTGTTCGGCTTTTAGTATTAAATCACGAATAGCATTTATTAACCTATCCTCTTCGGTTTCTTGTAAACTCATTTCATATTTGTCTACAAAGTAACCCTCAATGCTGAATCCTTTTACTTCACCCGCTTTTACCTTGTTCCAGATTTCATCGTTGTTTACTTTCATTGAAATCATCCAAGTTCCTTTTGGTAAATTGAATCCGTATTTTGCTGACTTATCTTGTTTCTCGTCTTCTATTATCCAGCTTTCAACAACTGACATTCCGTCTAACATTTTCTTTTCATGTTCTAACGTGGCGTTGTTTTGGTTGGCTCTCATTAAGAAAAGTTCACTTGCTTTGCGTACTGTTTCCTCACTGAAATAAATATAAAACTCTTTGTCTCCGTTTTTACGGTAAATCTGTTTATTAGGAACTAAAGCCGCACCCATTAAGATACGCTTTTCTCCGTCAATTTCTTTAAGTTCAACTTCGTGTTTTTTTAAGGCTACAAAATTCTCTTCTATTGCTGGGCTTTCAACAACTGAAACCGCATTGATACCGCTTTCGATTTTATTCTCATCAATTAGCAGTTCTATAATTTCCATCTTTGCCATAACTATCTAACTTATAATGTTGCGTTTTGTACTCTATTTCTGTCTAAACTTTGTGCGCTTGTAACCTCACCACTCACTACATACGCCTTAGTAGGTTGTTGCTGTAACGTTGCTAATTGATTCACGCCACTTGTTCCGATAGTTTGAAATTGAGGTGCTTGTACCTGACCGCCACCACTTCCACCAGCAGGAGCACCGCCACCGCCACCTTGCGAACCGCCCTCAAATTTTTGTGATGCAATCTTAGCTACGTTTACTAAACCTGCAGCAACTGCTAAACCAGCAGCAATACCACCACGAACGGGAGAAGTTGGGTCAGGAACGGGTAAGAATTGCGAAGCATAAGCACCCGTAGCACTTTGATAAGTATTGATTAAAGCACTTGCAACCTGTGCAGCCTTTTGAACTTGGAATGCACGTTTAGCTTGTTTTTCTGATTTTTTTCCGAATAATTCTGTAATGCTTGAAACTATTTCCAATCCTTGTTGAATTGATTTTACTTTAAATGAGTTCGCGTTTTCGTCTATTTTTTGAGCCCTTACCGCTTGCGCTTCTAATATTTGTGTTTTAAGTAACGCAGCATTTCTTTCAGCTTCAATTTCAGCGTTTAGACTACCTTGTAAATTTTCTAACTTAGTGTTACTTAGGACTTTTAATTTATCAATTTTAACGGTTTCTAAATGCAATTCCTCTTTATTGTCATTTGCAATAGCTTGTCTTACCTTTTCCGCATTATCTTGTTGAGCAAGTATTAATTGACTACCTTTTAACTTTTCTAATTTTAAACGATCAGCCAATAGTTTTTCTAATCTTTCTTTATCGGTTTGGTCTTTTCGTATTTCAAGCTCGATTAAAGCGCCTAACTCATTTTTTCTTGCTTCTATTTGAGCATCGTAAGAATCTTTTGCAGCGTTTTTTTTATCCTTTATTTCTTGGATTTGCTCTTGCTTAATTTCAATTCGTTGCTGTTTTTTTAAATCAACTAATTCGGTATATTCCTTTTGAGCTATTTCGCGCATTTCTTTTGCAGACTCACCAGCTTTTTTAACAAGTTCTTCCTGTTTTTTTATAACCTCTTCATCTGCATCATTAGCTTTCATTGAAGCCAAAATATCTTTTTCACGTAAATAAGTTGCTTTTGCCAACTCTTTATTTTTACGTGCCAAAGCCAATTCTTCCTCAGCGTGTTTTATTGCTAATTTTCTTAATTCTTCCGAAGATTTCCCCGAAGCTTTTGCGTAATCTTCTTGAAATTTGTTGCTTTTTTCTAATCGTGTTGCAGATTTTTCTAATTCTTGATTCTGTTTATTTAATGCTTTATTATGTTCCTTAATTGAAGCTGTTGCTTTTTCAGTTTCTTTTGCCTGTGCTTGAAAATATTTTACAAGAGAATAACCTACCGCAATCAAAGTCGTTATTCCTGCTATAAGCAATCCTATTGGGTTGGCTGCCATTGCCGCATTCCATAAACGTTGACCCGCTGTTACAACTTTTTGAACAACAGAATACTGCATCGCTCTTGCCCCTAAAGTTTTAAACGCCCGTCCAGCATCTTCCAAGCCTTCAAGTCCTTGTGCTAAAGCCATTGCAGACTGAACTTTCAGCATAGTTTCTTGTAGCTTTTCGGATTCAACACCTATTAAACCCAAGCCACCTTCAACAGCACTAAAACCACTTGCCACTGAACTCATTGCCTTTCCTAAAGCAATAAAAGCTCCCTCACCTTTATAAGATTTAAGTAAGTCGTTTGTGTCTTCTATTTGTTCTTTTAAACCTGCTGCTTTCCTTGCTGCTTCAACAGCTTGTTGTGATGTTTCACCGTATGCTGCTGCAACTTTTTGTAATTCCTGTACAGCTTCCCTATACTGTTGTTTAAGGCTTTTACTATTGTCTTGAATTTCTAACTCAATTGTCCTTTTTTCTGCCATTGTATTTGCGTTTAGCTTGTTTATAAATCTTTTTTAGGTTCGTAGTGTATTCGTGTTTTCCTTTCGCAATATCCACTATTTCACTCACGTTAAAAAAGTCATCCGTTTTTAAAAGTTCTAATATATGTGCTATCATTCTTGTACTATAATTATGTCTTGCGTTAATAAAGTTCCTGCTGTATTAAAATATGATACTACTATTGTAATCACTTGCACCGAACTTTCCTCTGTAATTAGATTTAATCCAGTTTCTGTTATTATTGGATTCGTGTTTTCGGCTAATATCTTTGATGTTGTATTTGGATTTGCAGGAATACACACCTCAACCAACTGATTTTGATAGATTGTACTTGGCGTAATCGTAACACCCGAAAAACTACTTGTAATTGTAGCGTATGCACTTCCCCTTACAAAAGGTATATTGATATCTAAACACTGTGCGCTTGAATCAGGGTTAATAGGTTCTTGCGCTATCAAAGGTCGGAAGTCTAAATACAAACTGAAATTCACCTCACCAGTTGTAAGGTTACTTTTCATTTCGTTTATAATGTATCTCTTGTCCCGAATTATAAGTCTATCATTCAATCTAAGCGATGTTAATAGGCTAATTGGTAAAACAGTCTTAACCGTTACTAAACGTTGCTTTAAATCAAATAAATTAGATAAATACGGAAAGTAATAAGTATTATATAATCCGTTATTTATTGTTTCATTGTGTATTATACTGTTATCTGCTCCAAAGTTTAAACTATATTTCGTGTTTTGGTAGGTTAAATCTTGACCGAATAACATATACGAATCTATATTGTCGTAATTAACGCCATTATAAAATCTTATGTCATGAGGTAATGAATCGCTTTCGCCATACATATAAAGCAAACAAGGCTTTGGAGTGTACGCTTGATAGTTTTCGTTAAGCGCATATCCTAAAATTGCGTAATCGTTGCCACTAACTGAACGTTGGAATAATAAATTTTCAAATGGACTTTCAATAGTATATTCTCCACCGTCATAATCAAATTGGTAATTCATATCACCGTATTTTTGATTATAGGTTTTGAAGTAATTTTTATTTGTAAATGATTCGCTTTCTTGATATGTGAAATTTATCTTTTTGAATAACGGAACTCTACTGACATCAATTGAATCTAAATCCGTGTTTTCGGTTATGTCAACAATAGCCCCTTGACTATACCATAAATCCAACGGCAATACTTGATAAACATCTTGCTCAACGGGTACGCAAGTCATATTAAACTCTTTTAAAACTCCCGAAAAGAAATCAGTAATTTTAATGTCGGGCATTACGTTGTTTAAATTAACTACTCCCGTAATTGTAGTTGTTAACGTTCCTATTTGAGCTATATTGGTTAATCCTAAACTACTTGTAATTTGATAAATAATATTCATTTCAATACTCGTAGCTTCAGAGGCTCTCACTTTAAAAGTTAGAACCGTATTTAACCCAATCGTGTTTTGAAAA